TTTGTGGGCACTACGTATCATTTGCCAGTCCTTAACAGCATCAGGGCTTGGAGTTGAATCCGCAGCATACTTATTCCACCAATCTTGGTATATTGCTGCTCCACCATGGTTAGACCGTCCAAACACAGTGTTGAAGAAGGGAGCCGTCCAATGGTTCTCTTCCCCAAACTTGTTTCTTGGATTCTTAGCCTCTTCAACTCCTGGTCCTGGGTTGGGTTCTACTCCAACCAACCGATCGGCTGGTGGCGTTGTAGTTGGGACCTCGTCGCTAGGACAATAGGATGCACGTTGACTTTGTACATCAACCGACCGTCCGGTGCGGTTCCAATAAATTCCACCAGGCCCACGTTTGGGTCGTGTCCCCAAAGTTCCGTGGGTTGGTTCACTTCCAGCCCGAGAAAATCCAGAGCTCCCATCAGAGTCTGCTGAATCTCGTCTCCGTTTGAGATCATCGCCGGGACACTCAATGGTTCCTCCAACTCTGGCATTGATTCCGGCTGATTTGCGTCCCATGCTTGGTAATCCTGCATGGTGTCCATTATGTACGACGCGTTGTCGTCCCCATAATGGAGAAAATTTTCCCATTCCTCGCTCGGCGTTACTTGGTAAGTCTGCGGTTGCATGTAATGGTGTTTGTTGTGTGGTGTGAGGCTTATTGGTTGGGGCGTCCCCCATTTTCTCATCACCATACAACTCATCATTCACACGCAATGGACATCCAACATCTGGTATGCTGGGTATGTCCATGAATTGTGGTGAGGCCATCAGGGCTGCCATATCTTTGCACCCCATGACCCAAGCAATAAAAGCTTGTTGATCAAACCCTTCAAGCTTCTGGTCCACCACAACTTCTTGCATCCAATCCCCAACATTCTCATTAGGATATTGGACATCCGGTGCCAACTCGGCATTCCAGATTCCTGTAATATTTTTGAAGGTCGTCCTGCCCCGACCGGACAGTTCAACCACCCGCTTGACAAATGGTCCTATAATCGGAGTGTTTGAGTCTGTGAGGCTCAGTGCATAAGCCTTCTCAAACAATTTCTCCGTGGCCGTAATATCACACGCGGCACTCACATGTATCTTGGACAAACAGCGTGTAATATCAGCACAACTGCTGGTATCCCCTTCCCACACAGCAGCAGAATAAATACGCGCTAGAAACGTCACTCCCTTATCCCCACGGGCGATACGTTCAGCCTCCAGTACATGCCCAAAACGCGCACAGACCTTAGTGTACAGTTTGGGATCCACATCCGGTGTTTCCCCATCATCACCACCATAGATCCCCAACTTAAGAAAGGCATCATCAGGTGGCAATCCCGTGTCACGTAGGCAAACATATGCCATGAATGCATTTGCTAGGGTGTTCAAAACGGCTGTTTCTGGTGATCCTGATTGTCTGTTAAAGCCATTCTTATACTTCACTCCACACATTGTGACACCAGGTTTGCCATATTGTTTGCGCATGAGTGCTAACATGGCCTTATGGTATTTCTTCGGGAAAAGAGCTGTCATAAGCATTTCCTCAAATGTCCTGGTGCTCCGATTGATTCTTCCATCAAACCGGGAAAGATCTGTATTAATAACCCATTTCGCCAATGCGCAAATGAAAGACACACGTTCAGCTATTTGTTTAGGTGTTTTACCAAATGCGTAAAAATCAATCTGTTTCATGGCTTCGGCAAGCGCATGAGTGAACTGGCTGTATTCCAGCTTTACTTTGCCATTTATTGTCGCAATAGGCCTAGGCGGTGTTGGTTTCTGATATGCTTCCTTTTTCATGAAGCTTTTAATAGTATCAGACACCACATCACTAAAAGCGGCTTCCTCCGTGATGCGTCGTTGGCTCGGGCGTGACAATTTAGCATTCACCTGTTCCACCGAATGTGGTTCAAGGGTCCCAATTTTACTCTTTAGGATCCCTATAAACTCATCGGCATATTTTAGGTGTTTCTCATCCAAGCAGTCAGGAGACTTAGCTAAGTCAGTTACACGTGACTTAATCATTTCAGTTTCGTTCTCAATGCACACGGCAGGAACAAAACAGCCAGGGATGATCGGTGCCATAAATGGTTTTTCAGCTGGTTTCATTGGATCCAGTGAGTTGGGACGAAACACGTAGTTGTTAACTGCATCGGTAGGTATAACAACGCGTGGCACGTAATCATTCTTCTTCAGACGATGATATTCCAACAACACTAGCGATGATGTATGGCTGAGTCCAGGAATGGTTGACTTAATCTGAAAGTTGTTAAGTTTCTCATTAGTTGACCTGGAGACAGCAGCTATTGCATTATCATCAACAATGGACACCGTGGCAGCATTAAACTCACCAGCACGTGCCGTGCTAGTGAGATGTTCATAATCTTTTCCATGTATCTTAGATCTGGTGACTTGCAAGCGAATGAAACCATCACGAACAGGTTCAAGCCTCTTAAGGTCAGTTCCAGCAAC